CTCATTTCATGCCTTAATTCATCTCTACGACGTTGTATATAGTCTTTATCACAGTTCATTAAGTTGTCCATTTTCATTCTCCTAACTTAAGTTTACATATCTCTTCAAGTGTGATTGCTCGTTCGGTGAAAGCTCCTATTACTTTCGGAGCTCCGTGTTTTTCGATGAGATTAAATAAGTCTTCTATAATGGCAAAGAAGATTCTCTTTCTCATTCCATAATCAAGATACTTTAACATTAGTTGATTGTGACGTTCGCTTATATCTACGCTAAGTCTAGGTCGATAGTTAGAGGTCATTTTAAGCTTCCTTTAAGTATATTTCATGTACTCCGGCACCAATAGATTTGGAATGAGTGCTATATAGTTTTCCTCGAATCATCAAAGTATTATTTTGGATAAGAAATCTTCTAGCCACTTTTATTACCGCTCTTTGTCCGCTAACTGGAAGATCAAAAAGTCTATCAATAATATGCTTTACTTCTCTGTCTATTGCCGCATTTTCATGGCTTCTTCTTATACTAGCAAAAGCAGATCTTGTATTCATTGGTTTATCCTTTGTAAATTTAATTTACAGAGCAAGTTGTGCGGAGACAAGTGCAACGGCCTGTTGTGCGCTGCATTTTCAGCGTGGGCGCATTGCCACCTGGCCTACTCTGCGAGCCGACCGCATTTAGCATCATCATCACCTGCCTCCATGCACTGCTGGACTACACGCTTTTCAGTAATTTTAGTCTGATACCAAACGGCGAGATTTCCTTAACCCTGAATCTACTGCCCTTGATTTCAAGCTCTTCGCCGACTGTAAAAACTCCTTTCGACTTAGGATGTTCTTTCGTTGCTTTCTCTAAGTCGGCTAAAGACTTCAGCATTTCAAATCTTCCTTCTCCTGTATCCATTATATTCTCCTTTTCTTTATTCCGTCCCTCGGCAGCGTTTTATCCTTTGTAAATTTAATTTACATAGTTGGTTTGCCAGAAACAAGATTCTACAAGTGTCTTCAAATCCTCTAGTTATTTAGAGTCTTGTTCTGGCAAAGTTAAGTATTATTTGCCCTTGGATGAGCCTTTGGAACTGGAGCCTTTTGATCCTCCAGAAGGCTTTGATCCTCCAGAGGTTTGACCCGTTGTACCGTGTGACCCACTTTTACTTCCGGCGATTCCCCTACCTGTCGTTCCACTCTTTGTTGATGGTAATCCTGGCATTTTCGTTCTCACCTCCTTCCTGGTTTTGGCAAGCTGTTCAAGCAACCGACTACCCGTCAGTCTGCTTCCTCCACTTATCCTCTATCCTGGCTTGCCAAGTTTTGTTGGACATGAGCAGGATTCGAACCTGCACGCTGGAGTTTTTCGTAGCCATTTTTCAGACTACCCACCTTACCAGCACCAAATGATTCGGTTGCGTCTACCAATAACAAGCACCATCCCCGGATTTTGAGTCCTGGGACTCGCACCGCTTCGCTGCTTTGGCTTGCTAATTCCGCCATCATGCCCAACTTTATTACTCCTTAGGACCAGCTACATATTTTGAGATTTTATTAGTTGGTCGGCCTTCTTTATCTTTGCCAATATCAAGAATTGCCCAACCCATCTTACCCACAACCTCATTCTTGATATCAAGCTCGTTTGAGAGATCAAGATCGAAGGCTGTGGAGAAAGCTATAAGTTTTAATGTAGCTTCATTTCTTTTCTTAGGACTCATAGTCTTTGTTGGTCGATAGATAAGATCTCCAAACTCCTTGGAATAAGGATCTTCTGCTATCTCGAAGAATGGCATGATAAATTTGTCTCCATTTTTGTCTTCGCTGACTAGCATAGAAATAATCCGGAGCTCAGCCTCTGTGCCCTTTTGAGCGATTGTCGGTTCGAAAACATCAGTAAGATCTACGTCACTTAAATTAAGGTATTCGTTACTCATTTTAGTTCTCCTTTAATTTTTATTTTCGTCTAATTTATGATCTCCACACCAATCGGTCTCAAATACTACTGGATAACCGTTCATAGTAGGAGCATGACGTCTGCAGCGTCCGATTGGTGCTGCATTTAGGCTAGTTGTATTCTTAATTTTCTCAACATACCACATACAACTGTGGCAACTCATTCCTTTACTTCTGTGTATCCATGGATCGTTAGTCATTTTAGTTCTCCTTTTTTGTTAGTTTATTTTAGTATAGCCTTCTTCAAATGCGTCAGCAGGTGACCAAGATTTGTAGCCGTCCTTGTAGAGTACATAATAACCTCCGATTTTCGGATTATGCTTAGCTACATATCCTTGGTCTAAGATAAATGGCAGATACCCTGATTCTTCTGGAATCAAAAGTAATCCAGTAGACGTTTGTGTTAGATCCCTTATTTTTAAGGCCCAGACTTCCTTATGTGATTTGTATCTAGGTAGTTCCTCCTGTGGATAGTCAGAATCTATCTGGCTACTTTTCCACTCTTCATTTGTCACATTAGGCATCTTTTTCTCCTTTCAGTTTAAAGATTGGTTTATCTTCGGTTGGAAATCCGCACTTTTTTAGCATCCCTTTAATATTCGGCTCTTCATAGGTCTGTAAAAGCCCTCTTTGAGCCATGCGTGAACGCGCCAAATGGCGTCCAGTTGATTGGGTTAAGACTTGATACTTCACTCCATCTGCCGAAGCTTTAGGATCCATCACATAGATCTCATCAAATAAGATTGGAATAGTTATTGCTGCTTTTCCAACTACCATGTAACGATAAGACATTTTTCCAGCCACTTCGTCTTTCATTCCTTCAAGATGACCGGTAAGGATAAAGTCGCAAGGCATCGCGATTAGTAGTTTTATCCAGTTTTGAATCTTAGCCTTCTGCGGAACGTAATCGTGAGCCCATCTAGGTGGTTCGCCAGCAAGCCCCTCCGTTTTCATTTGCTGGGCCATTATAGAATCTGCCCAAGTAGTTGACGAATCTAAGCAATAAGTCCCAAAGTGCTCGAAATATCCTGAATCCAGGCGCTTCTTCATTACCTTTTCCCACTCGCGAAAAACATGAGGATTCATGTTATCGTCCTTCTCCCATCTTATATCTGGTATTAGTTCTCCTTTCTTGATTAGTTCACCAAGATTCTTTGTTCCACCTGGATCAAAGCAATCATAGTGAATAGGTTTACGTGCTGTGTGCAAGATAAACGTCTTGCCGCTGCCCATTTCTCCTAAGAGAAGAAAGTTATACGTTGAGCTCCGAGGAGCTTTTTTGTACATCTCCTGGAGTTCCTGGATTTCCTTCTTTATTTCTAAGAATTTCGCTTCTTCCATTTAAAATCTCCTGCATTTTTGTCAGCTCGTTTATTAGTAGTTCTATTTTACCTTCTGACATGAAAAAGATATCTAATGAGAATCCTTTGTCAGTAGTTATATTTAATCTCGGAGGATGATTCAGCTTTGCCGCTCCTTCTACAGTAGCTCCTTTCCAAAGAAACATACTAGAATTCATATCACTCATTTTATGTTCTCCTTAGAAGTTTGGTTTTCCCTCTTCATTTATTAAGTCCCATTTTCGTAGTACTTCTAAAAAGTGTCCAAACGCGAAGTCTGGAGACTTGCCCTCCATTACACAAAAAGTATTACGAGCATTTAGTCCAAGACACTCAGCATGAGCACAAAGAGCACGGCAGTGAAGAAGTATTTTATCGTCTGTGTCTATTATAGGCTTAACTGCTGCTAATAATTCACTACAAACTGCACAGTAATCCATATCACCAATAACTTTTACATAGGCTCCTGGATAATTCTTACTACAGTTTTCACAAGGCATCTTAGTACTCCTTTTCTTCTATGTTTACAGTCTTTTTTGCCTTTCGCTCAGTAGGATCCCAGTACTTAACATGAAACCCTATTGGCGGTTGCTGACATCGACGAAGCGGATTTGGCCAAGCCATACAATAATCGTGGTATTCGCAAAGACGAGAATAATCTATGCAGTTATTGTCGCGAAGCGGGAAACATCTCATGGTTGGCTCGTTTTCGGTACATTCTTCGAGGAGATGATATTCTCGCTCGATTTCCCAAAAGTAGTACCTTACCGTGTCAAGCCAGACTTGCATCTGGTCATGTTCTTTCTTAATCAGCAGTCTGTGAAACTCGTAAGGATCTTTCTTGCGTTTAATGAAGAATGAACCATTTAGCTCTACGCCAGAGACTTCCTCGTAGGGAAACAGCGAGAATAAAACATGATTATAAGTTCCTATCTGTGTAGATAAGGGCCACTGCTCATCCCACATCCAAAGGCGAGAACCAGTTTTATGTTCAAAAGACTTTATTCTGGACGTTCTTCGATTCTTTAAAATCGAGTCCATACGAAAGTAAAGCGAATCCTTTTCGGTTATAGCTACGCTTCCAGCTATTTCAGTCCAAAGTACTTCCCAATCATCTAGTTCATTGCGATACGCAGGATAATCTGCGTATTTTGCAAGAACTAAGAAGGCATTATCTGGAGTTTTCGGCGAGAACATCTCATCAGTTTCAGATGAAAATGTTTTGCGATAGTCAGATAGAAAAGCATCGAAAGCTTTTATGACGCTGTTATCATCGTAACCGTTTAGTAATAAGTGTTCCATAGCAAGATGCCAGGAGGTTCCGAAGACCAAATGGTTACTTAAGCTGTCAGATTCCCAACCCAGAACATGGCGATAGAAGAAATGCCGGGGACATCGTTGGTAGTCTTTTAGCTTGCTTGAATCACGTTTATTATCAGATAATAACTGAATCATTCGTTATGCCCTCCTTATCATCTTTCATGTAGGGATTTATAGTTAACTTTTGCTAATGTGTCAGCTTTAAGTGATGTTAGAGTATAAGGTTGACTGTCGCAGATATCGAGAACTTTCTCTTCCTTTTTTAATATTGAGACGAATATTTTATTGTAAAAATCGTCTATTTTCTCTGCTGCCTCAGTCGAGTGTTTTGATAAATCTATAATCATCTTAACAACAACCTGACTTGTTATTCCCTCTTTGTAAAGGGAAATTATTTTCTTATACATGCGTGAGTTCATTCTTATTTCTCCTTTATATAACTTCCCGCTCTTGTATAATAACCATCCCATTCTAGTTCTCCTCTCAGATATCGAGTTTCTTTATGGACTACCTTATAAGCAATTATCTTCTCTTTTTTCATTATATTCTTCTCCCATAACTATCACTCGTTCCTGGTAACTTCCAGAATTTCGAGGATTTGGCTTATAGATTAAAAGGTTTATCCTTCCATGCTTATGTGCAAACATAGCACAAGCTACACTACACATAACGGTCATTCCACTTAAAAGAAGATAGTCGAAAGTTTTACTTGCCTTTATAAAAGGCTCGAAGGTTCTATACATCTTGCTGGTAGAAAACCTTTGTAAAGATCCTTGCGTCATAAAGACCAAATTACCAAAGTCTTCTGCGCTAGAATAATCATGAGATGATTTGTTGACGATGAAGACTGTTTTCTTTTCATTCAAGCTGTTTCACCTCCCTTTGTAAATTTAATTTACATAGTTAAAAATGGGTTAATAGTTTCCTTTTCCTCTTCTCGATCAACAAGTGAGATGAAGACGGGAAACCGCGGAACGCCATTTGAGCTGGTTAAATGCTGGTAAGATACCTTAACATTTTTCTGTGTAAGCGATTCTCGAACGGCCCAGAAAGATTCTCGCTGGTGACCTGTTAGGCCACTGCCCACTGAGAATTCCGAATCGTCGTCACCAATACAGAGTAATGCTCCCAGGCGATTCTTAGGTTTCCCGTCTTTGTCGATTTCCTCTTTGAAGCCAGTTACTTTATAAATGTCTGATTTTTTTGGCTTGAATTTCATCCCGTAAATGGAGCGTCGGCGAATATAAGGAGCATCTATGTGACGGACAATTATTCCCTCATATCCATCTTCGATATAAGAATCATAGATTCTCATTATTTCATCTAAGGATGAAGCGATTTTTGAAGGGACGAGCTTTATACTTGGCGGAAAGAGTTTACTTAATTCTACAAGCGCTTTTAAACGATCTATTTGAGCCAATTCTGGCTCGATTATGTCGAAAACGTGAAATTCTATCTCCGTGCTTAACGGATGAAAGTTTTTGGTTCTAGAAACTTTTGAAAAGATTTCCTCGAAACTTGCGCCATGAGTATAAAGCTCGCCGTCGAGCTCCATTTTTCTTCTATTTGTCTTAAGATATAAGAGCCATAATTGTGTTCCTATATGAGGAACCGAAAAAATGTAGTTTAACTCTGAAGATATTAGCGAATAACCATCTTCACAAATAGTTGCTCTACATCTTTCTCCATCTAATTTTGGTTGTACTATAACAGGAGAATTCCACTTCAATAACCGCTTTTCTTCAAACGGATAAAATAACATGATACCCGAGCGTTTAGACACTTTTTATTCTCCTTCCCCAAATAAGAGTTTTCGCCGGGATCTAGGCATTTTCTTTCTTGTATAAGGTTGAGGATTAAGCACTTCCGTTCCAATGAATCTATTGTCACAGTTAGCACAACAGTAATATCTCATCCTTATCTGATGTTTGATATAATGCTGAACTGTTATTTCTCCTCGCCTTACATAGCGAGAATCAAGACAATAGAGTTCGCTTCGACACTCGGGGCAGATCATTAGTTAGTCCTTTGTCCTTTGCCACAAAATGTCACTATTAGTGGTTTAAAAAAGGGCAGAAACCACTTGGTTTCTACCCTCTTTGGGTTGAGCGAAAAATTACGCTTTGAGGCTTTCGAGAAAAGCTGCCTTTTCTTCACTCGACATACGACTGTAGGCAGATTTGGCCGCTGACATTGGATCTTGTGCAATGGAAGGTGCACGGATACCAGGCTTATAGGCATCTGCATAGATCTGTGGGTCTGTTCCCTTTATCATTGAAGCTTTAAGCCCGGGACGTAAGCTCACTTTGAATTGAGCCTCAGCTGCAGCATCGACTACTGCTTCACCAAACATTTGAATCTTTTCTTGGAGTCCATTTCCAGTGTCCCAGGTGACAGTACATTCTTTTCCCGTTTTTGTGTCTACTGCTTTTACTTCGATAATCTTACTCATTTTTTTTTAGTTCCTTTCTTTTAGTTAGTTTTAGTGGTTAGATAGAATTTGAGGTAGCAATTAACCACTTTAATTTAGTTGGCAAGCAAGTCAGATTGCGAAAAGGAGAAAACCTCACTGACATGCCCGTATACTTTGCTCATCCTTTTCAGGTTAGCGTGCTTGCCAACTATGTAAATTAAATTGCCATAGTCAAAATACTGGGCTTTTCCCAGCACGTTGCATGAGCACCTCCATTTTAGTTACTTATTTGTTCGGATTAGTTATGTGCTTTTCCCATGTTATATATATTGTATCATATCTAATGCATATTGTCAAGAACTCTTTTTGATTATTTTATCCTCCTTATTTCGTATTCTTGTCCGTTTGATCCTAATAAACAGATTGAGTGTTGTATTTCTTCTGGCAGAAGTATATACTTAAAATCTTCAGTTATCATGTGAGGAATCTCATCGATATAATGTACTTCAATCAGTTCAGTAAACATCTATCTATCTTCCCTCCTTTTTAAGGTTAGAATACACTTATCTCTTTGTTTGGTAAGCTTTTTTGACTTGGTGATTTCTAGCTTAAGCTTACTAAGCTTCCATGCGTTGCGAATTAAGAATCGTTTAGCAGTTTTAGGTTTCATTTTTAGTCTCCTTTATTATAGTTTTAGTTCTCTTATCAAAAGAATAGCTTAAGAGACTTAACTCATTAGCTATTGCTGCTAGTCTATTTCTCTCGGTAAAGGATAGCCAATTATAGTTATTTAGAAATCCTCTTACTATAGTAAGTTGACCAACTACAAAGCCCTTGAATCGCCAGCGAAAGAATTGACACTTTTGTTTGTTAGATCTCTTTTTAGAGTTCATCCTTGGTCTCCCTTCAGTCTAATCCTAATTCGGATAGTTTGAACTGTTTGCTGTTAGTCATTATTACTTCAAATGGGGAGCCATCTCCGTCTTTAATTCTTTCGATTATACCAGCTCCTTTAATCTCTAAGCCCCGGAGTCCACAAGTAGCGTGAACAAGCTTTGCCTCTACAGTTAAACTTCCAGATTCTTCTGTTGTCTGGCAAGGTTTAAGCATCGATCTTTGTCCTGCTAATATAGGCTTATCACAAATCCAGCAGAGTTTGTTTATACTTGGATGATCTGCTTTTAGTGGGCTAAATACTCTCATTTTTATTCTCCTATAAGCTCCATCAAAAGAGCTTCTTTTTGTGCAGCAGAAAGCTTTTTGATGGCTCTTTTTGCTTGCTGCTCAATTGAAGTTGTTTGCGCGGAACCTTTGGATAGGTTAGGCTTTACAACTTTAAGCCTACCATCTATTATTGCAAGATGATAATCTATTTTACCATACTCAGCCTTAGTCTCCATACTTTTTATAGAGTATTCAGATGCCTTTGCTGCTGCTGTCAAGTAGTTTTGGGTTTCTTCCAAATATCTTTGCTTCAAGCTCTTTAAAAGCTTTTGAAGCTCTTTTCTTGGATCGGCTAGAAGCTTCCTCCCATTGAGAGAATGAGGATAGATCGTTTGATAAGACTGGCTTGATAAGTTTTCTCTCCATTTTATCATGAAGATAAAAGAGATTAGATGTACTTTCTTTGGTTGGAAACATAAAGCCGGCAAATTGGAGTCTTCCTTCTGAATCTGGTAATTCATATCTTATGCTCTCCTTTGTCTTGTCGGGAATAGGATAAACTGGATTGTAGCAAGCTGCGCAAAGTTTCATATTTTAACCTCCTTTTTAATCTCTTCCACATGGTATGAGTTTTGTTTATAGTTGAAATAACGACGAACGAAGGAAAGGTCTCTTTCCAGTTTTTGAGCAAGCTGAAAGATTGCGTTATTCAACGCGTTTTTCTTGTGAGAAGCTATTGTGTAGATGGTCAATAGTTCGTCATGATAGTTTAGTGTTACTTTAAATTTCTGAGTATTTTTCATCTGTTCCTTTTTATAACTATGTAAATTTAATTTACATAGTGGGTTACTTCCCTGTTCGCAAGGTTCGTCTTGCATAGTACTTGTTAAATGCTTCAGTGTACAAAGTACACCGTTTGTTGTTTCTGTAGAAATAACTTCCTGTGGAGTCCTCTATGCTCCACAAGATTCCATGATAGTGGTGAGCTATCTTGGTTTTGTAAGTTGATTGGCCGGAGTTATTTGATAGAACCAAAGGCTCTGGGCTAGTTAGTAACAAGGCCAATAAGAATAGTGTTTTCATTCTGCTTATTCTTCCAATTCATATCCTCTACCAGTTTCTTCCCCCAAAATAGCAGATATAGTTGACAGAGTTTCTATTGCGTCGTCTAGATGCAACTCCCTATCTTCTTTAAGGTTTTGAAGGGCTTTTCTAATTCTTTGCTCTAATCTTAGCCAATTCACTTCACTTATATCGTTTCTTTTTAATAGTTCCTTTTTCATTATTAGTTTCCTTTCATTTGTCTAATTATGAGCTAGAATCCATTTTACTAGTTCTCTGTTTACGTTCGGGCCAAACGAGACTTTTGAGATACACTCCCGGAGGGAGAATGGACTTTGGGTTTGTGCTTCTTTGCAGGGTAAGTTGCTTATTAGTATTGGACCTTTTGGGTGACAGTTTTTGAGACAACTATTACATTCTCTCATTTTATTTTTTCTCCTTATCTTAATAGTTCGTGTGTCCAAGGTATTATGTTATAACCCGGTGTGCAATCAGTAGGTGATTCACTTATGATTGCTTTATTTAAAGGGGTTAGGAATAGATGGTGTCCCGGATGAGATGGATCTGGAAATTCTTCTATTCTAAGTAAAGACATCTTGTTTCTTGATATAACTATACTTCCATCTTGATCAATCTTAGATTCTAACATTGTTTTCTCCTTTTTTAAGTAGTTACTCTTTCCAAGGTTTAGTATTTTCTTTGTAGTCTGCAGCAAAATAGTCTCCTTCTTCTAATACTGGATTGGCTAAGTCAAGAATTCCAACTATAGTTTTTGCGTATAGGTTAGAACACTTGATTGGTTTGCCTAACATAATTAGAAGTTTATCCTTTCGGAAAACTCCAAAAACGTGTTCTCTAGTCATTTTCTTCCTCTATCTCTTGATTTGTTTCGCAAGCATTGCTTGCTACTATTGTTGGAGACGACAAGGCCATAAGTTTTGCCATCTCCTTTGGGTCGGTAGTTTGTTCGGTAACTGTTTGGCCGGAGGCTTTAGCCCGTTCGATTATTTCATCATAGTTAATATTTTTCTGTCTTTTTGCTTCTAATATCTTTAGATATTCTAAGGCCTTTGCATGGATTATCTGATTTTCTTCAGATAGATTCATGAGAGTATTCTCTTTCTGGCCTAAATTTAGACTGTCCATAGATAGAATTGAGTGTATTCTTTCCTTATTTGTATTCGAGGGATTATTTAATAGTCCTATGTTCTGTAAATATTGAACTGATGAAGTCTCGTTGTCAAATATTAGAGATTTGTCTTTGTTCTGAATCATTTCTTGGAATGATTCAAGAGATATTTGCGAAAGATCAGATAGGCTTCTGATTGGCTCACCTTGAGATGCTAGAAACTTAGCAATAGTAGCGATTGTAGATGGTTTGAATCGTACGGAGATTATAAGTGTTTTGCTTACTTTTTGCTCATATAATTTACCCTCCTTTCCTTGCATAGTTTTCGAATAATAGTTATTATCTTTCCATTGATCTAGTTTAGTCATAATAGTTATTTGTTCTCCTTTCTGATCATATTACTTAAAAATCCGACTGGCTTGTTCACAGGTAATTGTGTAGTTAATATCCCTTCTAAATCATCTTCATACAACATTTCTGCCATTGCTATAGGTATATCATGATCGAGTCTTGATATAGCACCGTACTTCTCTAAATCATCTAGTGCTTGATCTATTTGTACCTTGCATAAGATCAAGTACTTTTCTATTTGTCTGTGATTTGGTGGAGTATAGTGTTTCTCTTGTTCTGTCAGTTTTGGTAAGTTAATTTTCTCTAAGTTTAATTCCACTTATATCACCTCCTTTTGTTAGTTATTTGGTTAAGTGGTTTGGCGGATTTAGCATCTTTAATTCTTCTTTCTCTGTGATAATATTTCGTGGGTGCATTTACTATCCTCATTAATAGATTTAACTAATTTCCCTTCTGGATATAAGAACAGATTTATCGTATCATTATCTGATACCTGGCCTATATGTAGAATTAATTGGCCTTCTACATATATATCGGCATCGCCCCAACCTATGTCAATTATAGATTTCTCCATCATTTTAATTCTCCTTTGTTTTCTGGTACGAAGTACCATGTACGAAGTACCATGTAATAGTGTATATTTGTAACTGTGTAACTGTGTAAACACCCTCATACCATTGTTTTGAATTGTGATTTACATAGTTGACTTAGTTGGTTGTTTAGCTTATTTGTTGTTGTCATTGTTGTCTTATTATTCTTCTTTAATTTTTTTTTTTAGAAGGGAGAAATACCACTAAAGAGAACCCTTTTGAAATTTTTCAAATGGAGGTATGGGCCTATACACATTCCCACAATTACACAATAATACCATAACACAATTACACAAAGATGTCAAGAACTCTTTTCAAATAACATCTTAATATTAAAAAAGAGTTTAGTTGACTATTATCTCTACTCCTTTCTCACTATGTAAATTTAATTTACATAGTTGATTCAAGCCACTAGATCAGACTCCTAGTCAATTAAGTTAGTTATTCGTCTTCATCCTCAGATATTCCATGTTTGCGATTAAACAGTTTAATTGCATCTTCGTAATCCATTTCAAACTGTTCTTCGCAAAACTCCGTGAATTCATCCACACTCATTGCCATCAGTCTATCCTTCATTGTCTGAACTTGACCTGCGTCTATCTCGCCCCAGGTAGTTTTGTATCCGTCTTTTTCATACCCAGATAACTCCATTTCAGTTTTCCGACGCATAATGGCTTGGAGTTTTACCCTCATACTTGATCCACTGAAATTGTTAGTCAGTGTTGTTTCACGTGAAACACCTGCGATATCCACTTTAATGTATATAAAGTGTTCAGGTGTTCCTCCGGTTTTGTCTCTCGTGACTTCCATGCCGAACTTCACGACATCTCCAGTCACGTATACTTTTTTATCCCTTTTCATAATAGACTCCTTTCTAGTTGTTGTTAAACTAGGAGTCTGGTCTAGTGACTTGAACCTGTTACACCACTGCATTGAATCATCCCCAGTTTACCCGTTGCAGTCCATGCAAGGGCATTGACTCCGGCATTGTTCCAGTGGTATGCACCTAGACGAGTCG